GATTCTGGATGCGCAGCCGCTTGGACCACATGCACGTCGGCACGATCTTGAGGATGCCCGGGTCCTTCCAGCCGGTGTCGATGAAGCGGCCCGGGTCGTCCACGCAGGTCCACAGCGTCGGCCGGTGGATCGTCCACGAGTTGTTCACGCCCATGGTGACGATGCCCCGCCGATTGAGCAGCGAGAGATCGACCTGGTTCAGCGACGGCCCCGAGAGGATCAGGAACGCCGAGCGGCCGCGGTAGAACCGCGCGAGCGAGACCGAGTCGAAGTCGGCGGTATACAAGCGCAGCCCGTCCCGGGCGGGACGGCGTGACTTAAGCCCGTGCTGGAGCGCCGCGATGTCCGACTGGTTCTCGCGCATCAGCGGGTGAACCTCCCGATGATGTAACGACCGCCCGCCCGGCGATCGGTCACCGCGCCCACGCGCCCGACGCGGTCGAGCCACCAGTTGATGGGCCGCACGGTCGGGTGCAGGTTCTCGCCCAACGCGGTGATGCGGCTGGGGCGTGTGCACACCGAGACACAGAACCACCCCCGCGGCCGGGCGACGCGGCGCATCTCGGCCAGCACCGGGTTCACGTCCTCGGGCAGCAGGTGCTCGAGCGCGTCGAAGCAGGTGACCACATCGGCCACGCCTTCCACAAGCCCCGTCGCGTGCATGGGCTTGACGACATCGGCGTCATCAAATGCGAAGTCCACGCCCAGCCCCTCGATGCCGAGCCGGCGCAGGTGCCGGATGAAGTCGTTGCGGCCGCAGCCGAAGTCGACGACGAAGCGCGGCTTCCAGGACCGCACGATCGGGACCGCGTAGCGGCCGTGATTCGTCGAGCCATACGCCGAGCCGGGCCGCGCGGCCAGTTCCAGGTACTTGGCCCGCTCGTGGTCGCGGCGGGTGTCGAGGTCGTTCGCGGCCTGGCTCATGCCCCGCCCTCCACGAACAGGTTGAACTTGCGGTCGCCGTCGGCGGGGTCGGCCAGTTCCATCAGCGTCATCGCTTCAAAGACCCAGACGGGACGCCCCTTGCTGTTGCGCTCGCAGGTGAGCTGCACGCACACGCCCTCGGGGATCGGCACGAGCTTGGGCCGAAGCGACCGCGCGGGCGGACACTTGGGCAGCACGCCTGGCAGGTCGCACACCGGACCGAGGCCCAGCAGTCCTTCGAAGCCCGAGCCCGGCTCGGCTGTATTCATGTGGTGCGCTTCGAAGCGGTTGATCGCCAGCAGCGTGGGGTCTTCGCCGCCATCGGGCAACTGCGACGACAGGCCCTCCGGCACCGCCACGTAGCGGAGATAGGTCTCGCTGCCGGGGTCGCCGTCGAGGCGGGCCTCCTGCCACGGGTAGCGCCAGCGGTTGTGCTCGCTGGGGATCGGCTGGGCCGCCCCGAGGATCGCGGTCGCGCGTCCCGACGACGGCCGGCCCATCTCGATCACCGCCCATTTCTCCCCGACGCCCTCTTCCTTCCAAAGGATCGGCACGCCGCCCATGGGCGTGCTGGTGAGCACCGTCTCGTCGGGCGCGAGGTCGCAGGTGGTGTCGAGCTCGTTGTTGACGAACACCCGCGCGGGTGTCACGCCCGTCAGGACGCAGCGCTCAAGTTCGCCCGCCTTGATCGGCTGGGTCGCCAGCACGAACGCCATCGGGCTCGAGCCCTCGGTGGCGACCACGCCGGTCAGCGGCGTGCGGCTGTGGAATGTCCGCTCCTGGTCGCTCTCACCAGGCTCGACCAGCACGCCCGAGATCGCGAGCACGTGGTACGGCTCGATCGTCTGGTCGGAGTCGTTCCGCACGAGCACCAGCCCGCGCGGTATGGCGTCGGCCAGAGGCCCGCCGCCCCGCGTCTGCTCGCGCCGGCGCTCGGCCACGGCCGCATCGACGAAGGCGTTATACGCCCGCGCGGGGATCACCAGCGGCTGGCCGGATCGGACTTTGCGGAAGGCGTCCGTCATGGTTCAGATCCCCAGCGCCGAGAAGTTGCCCTGGTCGTACACCCGCTCGACATACGCCGCGACGGGCCGCTTGACGATCGCCTGCGAGCCCGTGTCCTCCGCGTCGGCGTAGCGGACCCACAGGTACTCCCAGCCCTTCTTGCTGATGCCGCTGATCGGCCCGACGGAGATGCCCGAGGCGTTGGGACTCGCCGCGAAGCGGAAGGTGATCTCCCAGTCGGAGTCCACGCCCGTGCCGCGTCGCGAGCCGGACGCGCCCAGGAACAACACCTCGCCGGCGTTGAAGCCTTTCCACGACCCGCTGTTGACCTTGCCCGTCAGGTTGAACAGCGTGCCCTTGTACCCCTGCGTGACCTGACTGGCCGGCAGGTAGTGCGTCTCGCTGAACTGGTACACCGGCACGGTGATGTCCACGCCCTCGACGCCGTCACCCGTCACGCCGATCGCGCCCTTGAAGTCGGGCGCGGTCGTCCCCGATGCCGCGTGGCTCGAGATCGTCTGCTTGCTCTGGGTGATGTGCTGGGTGCCGCCGCCGGTGTCGAAGCTGAAGACGCTCTCACCAGTCTGCGGGAACCCGCCGCCCTGGGCCTGGGCGTAGCGGGCCGTCGCTTCCCACAGCTCGAAGCCCACCGGCTCGACCGACACCGTCTGCCGGGGCAGGCCGTCGTAGGTAGCAGGGCTCTCGGCCTCGGCGGCTGACCGGGCCGCGAGGTCGTCATTGGTGCCGCGCACGGTGTAGACGAGCTCCGCCGAAGGGTTGTCTCCCTTCGTGGACCGGCGGCTCTCGAACTTCTCCGTCACGGTGATCGGCACGGGGTATTGCTCCTACGCGAAGGTCCTGTTCATGCGAAAGTCAGGCCGCCGCTCTTGGCGACGTCGGCGAGTTGACGGGTGTGCTTGGCGGTCTGCTCGGTGGCCTTGGCCGTCCGCTCGGCGACCGCGTCGTCGGAGGCCAGCCCCTGCACGGCGCTGGCGTTGAAGGTGCCGCGCACCGAGATGCCCTCGGCCACGAGGTCGCCGATGCCGCGCAGGCGGTCCTCGAACTCGGCCAGCAGGTTGCGCGGACGGCTGTCGGGCTCGCCCTCGGCTTCTTCGCGACGCCTGCGGGCCTCTTCGATGGCGTCGTCGAGCCGCTTGCGGGCGGCTTCGAGCTCGCGCTGCGCATCGGTGACCCGCTCGTCGGTCTGGGCATCGAGGGCCTTCTGGGCGTCCTCGTACTGCTTGCCGATCTCCGACAGCGTGGCGTCGTTGAGATCGCTGGATCGGTCGCGCTCGGACGATCGCCGGGCCTCTCGGTCGGCCAGGGCCGCGCGGGTGCGGTCGTCGATCTCGCCCAGCCGCTGCTCGAGCTGCTCGTCCACGGCCTTCTTAGCCGCTTCGACATCCAGCCCGTCGTCGAACAGCCCCTGGATCTCCAGCATCCGCTTGGCGACGAACGACGAGGCCGACTCCCACGCCTTCTGGAAGCCGCCCGTAAAGCGTGACCAGGTCTTGGAGAGGAACGCCGTCGTCTCGATCCAGCCGACCTCGAGCGCGTGCAGCACGATCTGGGCGGCCGCCAGCGCGCTGTACCACATCGACTGGGCGGTCGAGACGAAGAACCGCCGTGCCTCGAGCCACGCCGAGTTCAGCGCCGCCACGCCCTTCTGCCAGATGACCTTCAGCGACAGCCAGAGGATCTCGGCCGCGAGTGCGATGTCGCCGGCCGCGAGAGCGTCGGAGATGCCGCGGGTGACCTTGGACACCCAATCGCGCAAGCGCGTGAACTGCTCCATGAGCCAGGCGAGCGCCTCGCCGCCCTTGCCCGAGCTGACCAGCAGCGTGCCGCCGAGCCCGACGACGGCCGCCACCACCAGACCGATTGGCGAGAGGAGCGCCCCCAGGGCCGCGCCGACGATGCCCAGCGCCGTCCCAACGCCGGTGATGATGCTCGCGAGCAGGCCGAAGGTCGCCGCGACACCCGCCACCAGCACGCCCAGCCCGATCAGGACCACACCCGCCAGCGCGACCGCCGCGGCGATCTTGAGCGCCGAGACGACCACGGCCCGGTTCTGGCGGATCCAGTCCGATGCGCCGACGATGACCCGGGTGATGCGCTCGGCCAGGTCCTTGAGCACCGGCGCGAGCGCCGAGCCGATGACGAACACGCCCTGCTTGATCACCCGCCAGAGGATGTTGAGCGTGTCGTTGAGCTCCGCGGCGTCCTTGGCGGTCTGCGTCGAGACGGTCAGCCCGAGCCGGCGTGCCTGCTCCTGGAGTTCCTCGATGCCCGCGGCCCCGCCCTCCATGAGCGGCAAGAGTTGCGAGCCGGCGCGGCCGAAGATCTGCATCGCGATCGCGGCGCGTCGGCTGGGGTCCTCGATCTGGCTCAGCCGCTCGGCGATGAGCTTGAACTGCGCTTCGGGTGAGAGCCCATCGAGGTCGGCCATCGTCAGCCCGAGGGTGGCGAACGCGTCTGTCTGGGTGGAAAGCCCGCGTCCGAGGTCGTTGATCGACCGCTGCATGGACCGCACGCCCTTCTCGAAGGTCGCCATGTCCGCGCCCGACTGTTCGGCGGCGAAGCCGAGCTCGCTGAGCGACTCGACGCTCACGCCGGTGCGCTTGCTCATCTTGTCGAGCGTGTCGCCCATGGCCGTGAACACCTTGACCGTGCTCAGCAGCGAGGCGACCGCGCCGGCCCCGATCGCCGTCAGCCTGGTGCCGACGCTGCGAAGCCCGTCCCCGAAGGCCTTGAGCCGCTTCTGGGCGCGCCGCAGCCCGGCAGAGAGCTTGTCGCTGACGCCCAGCTCGACGAACGCCCGTCCGGCCCGGATGCCTCGGGTGTCGGCCATCAGGCGATCTCCAACCCAGATACAGTGCGTCGATGAAACCGTGGGTGGTGACAGTGACTTCTGATGCGACGCGGCGACTGTTGTCGCACGCCGAACTTGTCGGGCTGGCGAACACCGAGGAGTTCACCTTCCGATCCATGTTCATGGCCCAAGCCGCCACCGCGCATCCGAGCATGCGGTTTCAGACCGAGTGGAAGAAGTTCGATCTGCTCGCCCAATGCGAAGCGCAGTCCACACTGATCGAGTTCAAGTACTACGTCCTCCGCCGAACCTCTGGCCTCGACGGCACCCCCGGCGGGTTCAAGGGAGGGGCGGGGCCCAAGAACGAAAGCGAGTTCTGGAGGTGCGTCGAGAAGCTTGCCACGCAGGTTCCCGACAGCATCGCTGAACGATTCCTTGTGCTGATCTACGAGCGTGAGTACGGCAGGCGGTCTCGCTACTCGTTCCACACGAGCTTCGGTGCGATCGAGCCCAAAGGGCCTGTGACGGACGTATGGTCGATCAGCGATGGGCCGCTCGAAGGACGTGTTTTGAAGATTGCTCCGCATGGATCATGACCTCCGCACGCTGTTGCGCCACAGCACCGGCAGCTTCGGCCGCTCGCGCTCAAGCGCCGGGGCCATGTAGGGCCGGGCGGCGATCTTGACCTTCCGGCTCTGAAGCCTCCCACGCCGACGCGAGACGACGACGGTTGCGCCGCCGTGCTCGAGTGCTCGCGGCGCAACGCTCTTCTTGAAGCCCACCGGGCCCACCACCACGCTGTCGGACCGGCGGTCGTAGCCGAAAAGGATCAGCCGCCGCAGAGATCCCTCGTGCGAGTGCGGCGGCTTGCCGGGCGGGGCCGAGCCCCTGCGCTTGCGGATGCTGGTCCGGGCGGCGGTGCGGATGAACGCGCCGCCCTTGCTCAGCACCCGGCGCTTCGCGGCGTCCACCGACCGCTTCACCGCGGGCCGGTCGAAGAACACGTCCTTGATCCGCATGGTGATCACGCGGGCGATCCTCCGCTTGGCACCACGCGGCCTTCCTTCAGCCCCTTGTTGAACGACGCCTCCTTCTCCTTGCGGAGTCGCCCGGCACCGATGAACAGCCCGGCCAGACCGGTCAGCGCCGGCAGAGCAGGACCCGCGATGGGCACGCCCGCGAGCGTGGGGCCGAAGTCATCGAGTGCCGAGAGGGTGATCTGCCCCAGGAGGCCGCGGATCTCGCCACCGCGTTCGATCGACGCCTTCCACTGGGCACCGACCCGCTGGGTGTCCTCGAACCAGGCACGGTACTCGGCCTCGGCCTCGTTGAGCGTGGTGGTGCGCGGCAGGCCGCGGGTCTGCTGGATGCCGCTCGGCGTCTTGACCTTGACGACGTCGCCAAGGTCAAAGCCGGCGCACGCGCCGAGCCCGAGCGAGAGCATCACTACGCCGAAGCCGAAGGCCAGATGCTTGGGATCAATCTTCACGTGTGCCTCCTTGCTGCTTCTGGTTCCTGATGAACACGTCCTTGAGCACCGACACGGGGGCCGGGATGACCTGCGCTCGCTTGTCAGCGGCCCGGGCGAACGGGTCGAAGTCGCCGGGCCGGAACGGGCGGGTCTTCTTGGGATTGCGCTGGGTGTTGGCCACCAGCGCCATGACCGAACTCGTCCGACTCCACTCGTCGCGCTGCCGGGCCTCTGCCATCGCGACCAGCTCACGCAGCGTCAGGGGGGCTGGATCGATGCCGAGGATGCCGGCGCACTGCCAGACGAGCCGCCAGCCGCCACCTCGACCTTCGGAGGCACCGCTTCGAGCACCGCCCGCTCCAGCGCCCCGCCGTCGATCAGCTCGTCGATCCGGCGTTCCACCACGTCCCGGGCCTTGTCCATCACCTCGCGTGTGGCCTTGAGCACCCGCCCGAGGTTGGCCCGGTCCCTCGGGCTCGGGCAGAAATCCACCAGTTCCTCCAGGAGCGCCGCCGTGGCGTGCTCGATCGCGTCCCCGGCCATCGATGCGCCGAACGTCTCGTCAGTGACCTGACGCTCATCCGCCTGTGGCTTGCACGCGGCGTAGATCACGTCGCACAAGAGGACGGGATCGCGCACGAGCTTCTCGATGAGCCCGTTTGACCCTTCGAGCACCTCCATGAGGTCAACGCCCGCGAGCCCACGCACGCGCTTGATCGCCGCGACGGTGATCTCGACGGTCCACTCGCGGCCCTGGTTGTCCTTGAACGTGTGCATCGATGCCTCCGATCCGTTATCCGCCGATCCAGCTCGGTGCCGTGTCCGAGTAGGTCACCTTGGCCGTCACCGAGACGGTGATGGCCTCCTCGAGCGCCTCGTTGCGGCTGAAGTTCGTGATCGAGAAGTCCGCCTGCAGCCCCTGGCCGTCGGCCTCGTCGAGGATCTGCAGCCCGATCAGGTCGTTGTTGAAGAACGCGTTCTTGATGGCGGTGAACCCCGCGTCGGCGGTGTCCCAGACCATCTCCCACTCGACGCTCGCCTCCTTGAGCGTGGCGACCGTCGCACGCCAGCCCGCGTTTGCGCGGGTGGTCACGTCAGCCTCGCCCGCTTCGAGGCTGAGGGTCACGTCCCTGACGTTGTCCATCGCCGTCCACGTGCCGGCCCCGCCCTGGCCGCCGACCAGGTAGAGCAGCTTGGCCTCCATGCCGAGCTTGATTGCCATCGGTTACCTCCTCACCCGGTAGGTGACGCTCAGAACACTGGTGAATACGCGGTGCTGCTCG